TCACCAACAAATTTTAAGTAATAATCATCTTCATCTGATATTTGTGAATTAGAAACTTTAATAATATAACCATCTTTACATTGATTAGGTAGTAAGCTAACGTCATTAATTTCCGATTGCATTACTCTCATTAAATCTCTATTAATGATTTCTACATTAAATTTAGTATCACACCATAAGAAGATACCATTTCCTATAACTTGTTTTTGTATATAAGATCTTAAAGTTTGAGAATTATTACCTGTACTAGTAAGGTTAATAGCAGTACCAGCATTAGCATTTGCTAAATTAGTTGCTAACTTAATAGTATTAGTATCAACAACTATGACATAATATTCGTTATTATGAGTTAATCCACCAATACTAGGTCCAGTAATAGTAACCTCTCCTTCTGTAGTTAATGAACCAGCTGCAGTAAATGTAAATGTATTAGCATCTGAAACTGTTATAGTAAAAGTACCATCAACTGCTGTTCCACTAGTAAAATCAAATGTTATAGAATCACTTGAAGAGAAACCATGATTTGCTGATGTTACTGTAACAGTTGTACCTGATTGGGAGTATGTACCTGTACCAGTATTATCATATTTTGTTTTATCACCAGTTTGATATGGATGATTATTAGCAGTTATTTGGTTATTACCTGTATTAACTTGAGATTTAGCTAGAGTAGGTACTCCAGAGAAAGAACCATCTATTTCTGATTCAATGCCACCTAAGATACTATCTGATGATACAGCAGTATCAGAATCAAATGGTGTAGGTTTAGGTCTTACTGCTTTTATATTTGCTTTTACATTAACAGTTTCTAAATCTCTTACTCTTATAGTGTATGTAGCTGGATCGCTATTATTAAGACCAGAACCATCCCCGCCTTTAGCGGAAGTCATTTTAGTTTGGATTCTATCATTAAGTGCAAAACCTTCTCCACCATGTAATAAGTCTACATCTATATTATAGGTACATCTAAAATCATCTGCATCAACGCTACCATCATCTGATGATGAACTATGTTGACTAGTTTGACCTAGTGCTGTTATCCTATATATTAAATTCTTTTTATTAGAAGCAGCTGGTGCAGTTGTATTCCAACCATTGTCATTATCATTTTCATTTATATTGACTATTGGACTGCTATTATAATTTTTAGTACTATCTGATGTATTAACGCCTTGTGCAGTAGCATCAAATACCTGTGTACCTATACCTCTACATGATCCAGTCTGATTACCTGTAGCTAAACTATTACCAGTATGTTCTATTCTAGTAACTTTTGTTATAGGAGTTGTAGTTTCATTATTGAATATATTTAATGAATACTGTCTACCATTTTCTGTTCGCAATAATTCAACATATGCAAGATACTTTTGGACATTAGCATCTGTTGTACCTTCAAGTGATACTGTTTTAGTTCTATTATTTAAGAAAGTAGAATCTAAAAGAGTTAGTGTTTGTACATCTTCTGTATTAGAAGCAGCTAGATAACTAGTAATAGAGGTATGATCAGAAGTATTTGAATCATAATTACTTTGAGTATGATTAGTATCTACTGTATGATAATGTACAAAGATTTCATCACCAGCACTATTTACTTTTGCACCTAATCCATCATATAAATCTTCAGTACACCACATTCTGATCTTACCATCAGCAGCTATTTGTCCTAAATAACTACCTTCAGTTTCATCTCTATAGTAATGAAACCAAGACCCACCAGATTGAACATTAGCAAGTTTATTAGTTCCTATTCTTTTACTACCAGGTCTCTTATATAACCCCCATGTTACATCAGGTATAGCATTAACTATATTCTTTAACTGGCCTGGTAGTTTCAACTGATCAGGTTGTTCTGACATACCTAAATAGTAATTAGGTATTTGTTGTATTATGCCTGTTCCCTTCATCTTCTTCTTAAGGATCTAAACGGTTGATAAGTTGTTACATGGCTATCATCAGGGAAACCAAACATACTATGATTACCTTGATTACATTCATACTCCATGCAAGCTGCCCTTGCAAGGGACTCTTGTTGTGTTAATAGCTGAACTAGTTGAGGGTTAGCTACAAGCTGTGTAGCAGCCATTCTAGACGCTCTGTAGGTTATATATCTTTTAAATACTGATGGTAGTTTTTCAAATTCAAATAGATAAACTACATCTAATTCTATTTTATTATCTGATAATTCTGACCAGTCATCAGTATGATCAAACTTATCATATAAGTAATTGTTTCTAACAACTACATCATATTCTCTATCAACCCATCCATCTGTTACATCTGCTCTTAATATATTATTACCAATATAAATTCTATTACTATTAGAAGTATCAACATTAAATTCTACATGATGTTCTGTATTAAAGTGCCATCCTTCATTCTGTACATCAATATTAGAATCTCTTAGTAGGTTATATATGAAAGCTATTTCAGGGTTTTCATATGTGATATTACCATCACCAGTCTCACCTAGAGTAGTTACAGGAGACTGCCCTATGCTCCCTAGTATTGAGTTTACTGCGGAGAGTTCTGTCTCGTTATCAATTGTAGTTGGCATAGTTAAATTATATAATGAGATAAGGGAGACCGAAGCCTCCCTAAGTTTTTAAGTTACATCGCAGCTGATTCCTGCATAAGCAATTCTGAGGTTTTGAGTTTCAGATTTGATAGCATTAGAACTACGAATATCGGTACCCCCACCATCGGTGCGGGATACACTTTCACGGACTGCAACAGCAGCACTACATACAGCAGTGTTACCAGCAGCAACTGAATTTGCCATAATTATTTATTATTATTGTTAACAAGCTCCATATTTCAGAGCTGTTAGTCCATCAGATAATACAGTTCTACCATACTCTTTAGGACTTGGCATATTTTTATTGATGGATAGTACTCCACCTATGCCAGTAGTATTAGTTTGCTTCTTGCAAACACCAGGAGCAACTGACATAATTAAGCTGTGTTTAGAAGTTCAATCGCAGCAGCAGGGTTAAGTGTTGAAGCTCCCATTGCTAAACGACCTACGATAACATCACCTTGGTATAAAACCGAGACATCCCCTGAAGTTACTTGAACTTGAGGACCAATTGCTTCTACAACACCTGCAGCTTCCTTATAATAAATAAGACCACAGCTATTAGAGAAGTCACCATTGTATGTATTGTTCTCACCAGATTCAGAATTAACTGTACCAGCTAAGAATGGTAGGTTATTAGAACGTCTGATTTGAATACCAGCTATTTCATATAGACCTTCACCAGAGTTTAGATTACCTTGTCCATTACCATAATCTCTGTTCAAGATATTTGTAGATACCTGAGAGACTAGTGCATAGTATTGACGTGGATTAAGTACAGCAGTACGTCCAGCCTTAGGCATATTCTTTTCATCAAGAATAGAAGCTGCTTCAAAGAATGCGTCTACTAGTGCTTGTGCATCATACTCTTTACCTGATCCTAATTTGATCTGAGATCCACCAGGCTCAGGGCCAGGAGATGCAGTGATAGGATGTGCTTCACGTGCTGCTAAAGCAATCGTTCTGAAGATCTTCTTATCATATGCTTCAGCTAGAGCATGTCCAATCTTCTTACTGATCTCACCACGTAATGAGTAATGAGCAAGAGTCTCGTCTAAGTCATAGATGAATGCAGAACTGATAAGTAGGTCATCACAAGCGATGGTCTTCTCAGCTACTGGAGGATCTCCTGAACCAAGTATAGGAGTTCCTGGGGTATGATATGCAGCTTGCATACGACCCGTGAAGATGAACTGTAATGATTTACCGTTCTTTAGAGTACGTCTTTGTACTGTATCTCTAGCGATTGTTGCTGACTCATAAGCTTTGAAGAGCTCTCCTGAGAACAGCTTAAGGTAGGTTCCGTACTTACTATCATAAGCCTGAGAACCAGAAGTATCAGATACCAGTTTATTAACTGAACCTAATACTGACTGTGTGGCATTAGCCATTGTTATTTAAAAATGTATTAGTTTACTTTCTTACGTACGTAAATTTTTTGATCATTGTTGTGGTCTATCCCACCGTCTAGACGGCTTGAGGGTATCCTCCGTAGAGGGCCAGAAGCCAAAAGAAAAGGAGTCCGACACTGAGGTGCTCCTGATCCGAAGTTATTTAGAACTTCATGTATTGTAGATAAGATCCTGCTTTTAAAACTAAGTCAGCAGCATTGTTTGAATTCTGTGCTATTTCAAATGCAACATTACCTGCAGTACCTGCATTAACATAAACAAAATCTTGCTTAAGTGTAATGAGACCATCTGAAGATCCTGTGATAGTATCTTCTGGGAAACCAGTAGCACTACCGTCTACTGTATTAGCAAAGCCATCTGTAACTGCATCTGTACCCTCAGCAGCTGGCAAAGCAGACACACCAAATGTACCATAGAATTTAGAACCAGTAGCTGCAGTTGGAACTGTAGTTTTCCATTTTAAATCGCAATCTGCGTCTGCAATGATAAGTGCTACAACTCTAACAATTGCTCTTTCATATTTACCTAGAGCAAACTTTAAAGGCTGACGATATGTTGCACCATTAGAACCTCCATCTGGTAAGTTACCACCAGTATCAGCACTATCTATAATGTAATCGTTAGCAATAAACTTCTTATAGAATTCATTTGTTACGTGTGATACAGTTCCTGCATCTGTATTAGAAACGAAAGACATAATTATTTCATTAATCGAGTCCAGTATGGTTCCGCCATACCAGTGTTCATTCCTTGACCGACTACAACGGACCGTAGCGGGTAAGGTCAAGGGAATTAGTCAGAGATCCTACACTGAGGTGTCTCTAACCTATGGTAGTTTAAGTGCATACTTTCTACCATAATAAAAAAGGCCAGCAGTCCGAAGACCACTAGCCATAGTTCATTGAATTTCTTCACAAGGTAGAAAGAGCTTCTTCTAAGGAAATATCCTCATCGAATAATTCTTTAGTTTCCTCATGCTCTTCAGGTTTGTTGTGATGAGATTCGGTTTTAGGTGTTTGGTGAGTCATCAATTACTTTGTAGTTTTGGTGTACTCAACGCCACGATATACGTAAGTTACAGTCATTGTAAAATCCATATACCAAGCCCCGTTCCATGCTTGGGTGTCATGCGTCCCTGATTTAAAGGGATGAACGGACGTTGATTAATATTTTTTTGTTTTAACAGGCTTAGTAGGTTTACCTACTTTTACTTTAGGCATTTAATGTTACCTCTGTAGCCGCTAAGTCTAGCGGGAAATTGTGTGCATTTCTTTCATGCATTACTTCCATACCTAGATTAGCACGGTTTAATACATCTGCCCAAGTAGGGACAACCCTACCACCTGTGGCTAACACGGACTGGTTGAAGTTGAATCCGTTGAGATTAAAAGCCATAGTGGAGATTCCCATACTGGTAAGCCATATGCAAACGA